GTTTAGAACCAGCCCATTGTCGGTCTCGTTGAAGTAGACGATGGGCTTGTCGATCACTGTTCCGTTGGCTGATTTCTCAGCGTTCGGTGGCGTCACTGACTTGATGGTCAATGTCGCGTCCTTTCCTGTGACGCATAGTGCGTCTATGTAGTTGCCTTCAAAGGCGTCTGTTACTTTCATATTAGTTAGTTTCTTCTTTCGCGTGCCAGTGCCAGATGACCTGATCTATTTCATTTTTAATGGCCGATTTTTGGTAGTGGCCTTCATTCTGATAGCCGATTTTCGGGGCGGCTGTGCTGATGTCGAAGTCGCGTCCGTGGAACTTGCCACCTTCGCAGACGTTCTTTTTTACCTGATCCATTGGTTGCTCTTTTTGTCTGCCTGGCGCTTCATCTCACCGAGGCGTTTTGATTCGAGTTTGATATTCACCGCACGGATGGCGATAATCACCGCAAGAGCGCCGGCGGTTGCTATGGTGGCGGCGGTCATACGTTCAGAATGGCTAGGGTTGCGACTGCGAGAACGAACCCGACATGCACTGCGAGTATCACCGCCATGCAACGTGCAATCGGGTCTCTGCGTGCGTGAAGTGCCGCCACTCTAATCTTCCGTTTCAGTTCCCTCATCGTCCTGTTGCGTTTGTGGTTTTTGATTTGATAAAACATCATGTATTGCTTTTAGGTTTTCGTTCATCAGAGTGGCCTCTTGCCAGTCTTGGATTTCCATTCGTCTGCTGTAGTCTTCTGAATAGCTCATCGGGCGAGTTGGTATTGCGCGAACTTCTTGCCCTCGCGTTCGATCATCTTGGTGCGAATATCAAAGCCTGCGTTGCGTAGGTCATTGATCCGGCTTGCAAGTCGCCAGCATCCGTATTTGTGGAACGCGTCTGACTGTGTGATTTTCCAGCCACGTTTGAGGTGGCTCAGGATTGCTGCTGTTTGTGTTTTTGTTTTCATATTGTTGGTTATTGGAAATGTTTCAGTTCAGAGGCTGGGATTAGCTTCTTGTAGATATTGGGGACACGCTTAATGGTGCCGGCAGAGAGGTGGCGATAAACGTATTCGGGCGACAGGTTGGTCGCGGCGGCGAACTCGGAAACGGTGAGTGGCTTCGAGTGTGTCGTCATCTCAGAGAGGCGAAGTGCGACCGCGTCTGCGAGTGCTGCCTCTTGCTCTTCGGTAAGCTCAAGAGAGATGATCATTGTGCGACCTCCTCTGCTGCTGCGTTGAGTGTTTCGCGGATCACTTCGGCAACGGATTTTGTTCCGATTGCATGAGTGATTAAGAAGTCCTTAGTTCTTTCTGGAAGTCCTTGGAGGATGATCTCTGGTAGTGTGCTTGGAGCTGCGTCGCTTGGCATGTAATGGATATCAACACAAATTCCACACAGCGTCAACACACAATTTGACTTTTTTCCACACATTTAATTTGCAAGAGGCCATAAACCCCTTAGATTTAATACATGATCAATCCACACACACTGCCAAAAATCGAGGAGATTGAGCTCTGGCGCAAAGCTAATGGCATGACGCGAGACGAAATTGCAGCGTTGTTAGATGTGTCTCATTCAATGTATGAGAAGTGGTGCAGCCCAAAATCGAACCGCGTAATCCCTCCCTATAAACAGGCAGAGATGAAGGAGCACATGTCTCCACCTAAAAACGATCTACCCGACCGCATCAGTATCAATGCCACATGGGATGACGTGCAAGCTTGGTCAAAAGCGTTCAAACTATCACCCGACCCAGACTTACAGAGCTGGATGATTCGCGAGCTCAACAAAGCCGCCGCCGCGTGGTGCGGTAAACAGGAGTTCAACCCGCATCGGCCGCAGACGATTGCGGCTCCGGCTCAAAAACAATCAGGTGGCTCTTCTGAGCTGAACGCTGGGTAACGCGTTCGAGGGTAACGGCAAATGCCCACACAGGATCAATAGTGAAATTACAGTCTTGGCAGATTACTTTGTGGGTTGCCCAGTCAACTTGGAGGGAGGAATGTTCGCACACAAATATAGAATACAAATCTAGCAGCCTAACGCAACTCTAACAGTCCATGCACTACCTTATGCACTACCTAAGCGTGGAAAACGCACCTAACTTGGACAATGTCCACACAATTCTTGCCCCTAGAAACCAAGGTTTTATAAGGGAAAACGAAATGAGACAAGGGTTTAAGCGATTTAGGAAACCCTTGTTCTATCCGTTGAACTACGGGGGCGAAGCATTTATTATGAATGACTTACGTGATTTGCTGATTTTCCATGCACTACCTCCATGCACTACCTAAGCGCGGAGTTTGACATGATTAAGAGAATATGTTTGTGTAATAGCATGAAAAAAGGCGTCTGGGAAAAAGTGGAACAGAACATGGTTCGGCATGTGCCGACGGGCAGCTTGTATCTCAGAGCCAAGGTCGGTGGCAAGCCGATTCGAAAAGCACTTGGTATGGATTCTGTGCGGCCTGCCAAGATTGTGCGTGACCGTATGCTCGCCGAGCTTCGTGCTGCTGCTGGAACCTTCAGCACTGAGACCGTCACTGTGGGCGATGCACTAGCTCTCACCCGCCAGTGGTATGAGAGCAGGCCGCTATCAGAACAGAAGAAATCCTCGCTTATCTATCGCAGGCAGATTCTCGACGTGTTGGCAAAGACATTGCCGCAGACCTCACCGCGGCAATGGACGCACGAAACGATTGAGACATGGTGGCAGAGCCCTATTATAAAGCGGTATTCTGCCACCAGGCGCAATGGAATGCTTGACACGGTGCGGAAGATGTTTGATCTGCTTATTGACCGAGGCGTGAGAGCAAACGACCCATCAGCGAGGATTAAGCGGGTGCGTGTCATTGTTAAAGCACCGAGCGTGCCTGGGCGGGGTGATCTTGAACGCGTGCTGGCTGACATAGAGGCACAGAATAGCGACTATGCCACGGAAGCATCACACATGGTGGCGTTCCTTGCATATTCTGGATGTCGAATTGGCGAGGCTCGGCACGTCAAATGGGAAGATATCACCGACGAAACCATCACCATCACTGGTGGCACGTCAGGAACTAAGAACCGCGAGATTCGACATGTGCCAATCATTGAGCCTATGCGCGAGCTAATCGGCCAGATGCGCTATGATGGCGCTGCTGGCAATGTCTTTACGATGCACTCTCCGCGTTTTGCCATAGCGAATGCCTGCAAGCGTTGTGGTGTGGCACCATTCACGCCACACACATTGAGACACTTGTTCGTGACTGTGTGCCTAGAGTCAGGCGTTGACATACCGACCGTATCTAGATGGGCGGGCCACAAGGATGGCGGAGCCTTAATTATGAAAGTCTATGGTCATCTCAGAGATGAACATTCACAAGCCCAAGCCAAGCGTGTGCGGTTTTAATCTTTCTTCCTCGCGATCTCGACAGTGAGATCGTTGATTGCATCACTGAGCCGATTGAAACTCTTGTCATGCCGCTCGCTTTCCTTCTCCCTCTGATCCTCATGCTTACTGACGATTGTGCCGATAAGTTTGTCTTTCTTCTCTAGCGCAGCGAGAAACCACCGGCACACGCCAACGATGCAGCCAATAGCGAAACCCGCCACTCCGTATTCAACCAGGATGGACGGGTCAAACATGGCTATTTGTTGAGGCGGGTTGTGGTCAGATAAAGGTGGATAGTGGTCAGCCCACTTGCTGAGAAAATGAACAGGCGCATTGCCGACTGCACTGCGACTGGCACGGTTGGAAGCATGTTAAGATATGCCAGTATAGCAAATACAAGCGTTCCCGCACCTAGCAACGCCTCGCCGATTAACTGCCACATGAGTGCCTTGCTGAGTCGTCTGCTGCCGTTTTTGAGGTGTTTTGATTGTTGCCTGAATTTAACGGCAACAAAGATTGACAGCACCACAGTGGATGTGCCAAGGATGACGATTAGTAAGGTGAGATAGTCCATCATAAATCTAAATGCTTTTCAATTCTAGCAACTCTCTGCTCTAGCGTCAATGCTGGTTTGTTGTCTGGCCCGAAGTGGTCAATGATTCCATCAGCAATTGCCTCAGCATGTTGCTGTTGTATCTCGTCGCTGGATATCCACTTTGCCTCTTCTGCGTTGCTGAGAAAACAGCACTCGACGAGAACTGCTGGCATGTTGGTGTGCTGTAACACGCTGAAGTTGGCTTCCTTCAATCCGCGTGCTGGGATTGTGAACCTGGCGGCGTATCGTTTGCCGATGCTGGCAGCCAGCGCATCAGCGTCGCCTGTGTCGCCCTTGCTAGTGAAGATCTCCCAGCCTGTCGCGCTGGTGCTGCTTGCACTGTTGCAATGTATCGAGACGAATGCAGCAACGTCGCCGAGGTTGTTGGCGTAGCTGCTGCGGTAGTTGAGTGATACGAAAGTGTCGCTGTCTCTGGTCATGTAGACGTCAAAGCTGTGCTTGAGTATGTCGCGCACCTTGTAAGCGATGGACAGCACCACGTCGCTCTCACGCAAGCCATCAATGCTGACTGCACCGCTGTCGGTGTCGCCGTGGCCTGGGTCTATGACGATGCGCTTCATTTAGCTGGCTCTATGATCTGAATGGCTTTAGGCGTCAGTATCAAGCCGCCTTTGCTGCTGTATGATCCTTCTAGCTTGTCGTTATTGATTCCAACGGTCAGCCCTTCGCATGATGCGAGAGCGAGCGTTGCCAGTGCTGTGATGATGTATTTAATCATGATGTGTATTGGTTTTGAATCGTGGAAAAGTGCGCCTCCACGAACGACGCCCGCCGATTCTGACGGAACGGAAAATTGTGTGCCTTGTGAACCAGCCGACACCATAGAGTTTCATCCATGCTAAGAACAGCTTATCGGCTTGCTTGCGTGTAATCTTGCACGGGCGTATCTTGTAAAGCCAGTCGTGCAGAATGCCCGCGAAAATGTAGCTTGGTGACTTGCTAAACACGCTCTGGAAGATGCGAGGTATGCTCAGTCCATCACTGATGAAGTTGGACGGCACCACCACCAGGCTCTCACCATTGTCAAATGCCATTGGCTCGCAAGCATAATACACACGCTCGCCGAGTTGCTCGTCGAAGTATGTGTGGAGCTCTGGTTGTGGTAGTTTCATTAGATTGTTATCCCCCACTTGTCAGCAAGGTAGGTTTCGACTGCTTCTCTGTCTGCGGTTGATAGCTCGCTGTCATACACGATAATTTCGCAGACGTCTCCATTATAGTTTCCACCTGTGCCAGACTCGCCCACAACATATGATGCGCTCCTGTCAGAAAACGAACCATCTGTGCCACTTGTGCGTGTCACACTAGCTCCATCCAACCACATGGATACAGCAGCGTATAGGTCGCCTGTCGCCGATTGGGTTAGGCTGATAATGCTTGCAGACGTTGTGGAGGCAGGTGTTGAGCTAACCCATTTTAAGGTATTTACCCTATATCCGACTTCAACACTGACAGCTCCACCTTGCCCCGCTGATGCGCCAGAGTTAGTATATAAGCAAAACGGGAAATCATTGCCAGTCACGTCTGCCGCCACTACAACAAACACAGTCTTGTCGTCTGTCTGCCTCGCTGTGAGATCAGAAGCACCAAGCAACTCATCACCGCCACCATCAAAGTCTATTGTGTCTAACCCATTCACCTCCGACACCCTGCGATCGGGTCGAAAGCTACTATTAGTCTGTATCGCATGATTAGCGTTTCCGCTCTTATCTTCCCATCGTGCCACTTTAGCGTCATCTGCTGGGGTGCTACCTCCTGTGGTTGCGTCAAACAAGGTGCTTGAATCGCTTGCATCCAGCCAAAGATCCAAGCCAGCGATGTCGGTTGGGTCGGTGAAACCAGCACCAGCGAAGCGATATGGGTTAATTATATTCATTTAGCTGTGAAAGAGATTGTAACAATGTAAACCATACGCCACAGCGTCAGCGCGGAACTGCGTCACGGTGAGCGGATGAGATACGCCAAAGCAATCTTTAATCGCCACCATGTCGCCGTCTGCCATGCCTGCCTCATTCAGCAATGTCATCATGTTGGAGAACGCTGCTTGTGATTGCAAGTCTGTCGCCATCTTAATGCCTCCGTCTGTCTCATAATGCTCTGGTGTGCGTGCGTCAATCTCAGCCTGTGTGAGTGCTGTCACGCTCCAGCCTTGCGTCGCTGTGCCTGCCTGCGCGTCGTAGACGATAGCAGCTTTCTCAAGCTTCTCCGTCCATTGGTCGAATGTTGGCTTGTCTGCCCGCACCTCCTCAAGAAGCGCAACGTCTGCGTCTAGCTCCGGTGGTGTGCTTACCCCGTCAGCCGTGGGCCATGGTCGCCCTGTGGCGATAACTGTCTGCGTTGCTGTGTTGTAATATGTGTATCTTGCCATGATTCTATGCTGTAATGTCGCCGATGAGATAAACTTTCAAGCCGTTAGCTGTGCCGTCGTCGATGCTGTCAACGTCGATGGTTAGCGCGTCGCCCTTTGTAAGCTGGTAGTTGCTCGCCGCGCCTGTGAAGGTGCTTGTCTCGGCGTTGTTCGCACCTGCGCTGATTGAGACAACTGCGTTGAGTATTGTCACGCCCTCGTCTTCAACGTCGATAGTGATTGCGCTTGTGCCACCTGCTGTGCCAACGCTGGCATACACTCGCTTCACGTTCATGCTCACAGGCATATCCGTGGCGATCTTTTGCCCTGTGGTCAATGCGCTTGTCTCGTCTGATAGTGCGAAGCCCATGACGCTCTGAACGCCTAAGTTGGTTCGTGCTGTTGCTGCGTCGCTTGCTCCTGTGCCTCCGTTTGCAACTGGCAAGTCTCCAGTTACCTCGCTGGTTAAGTCAACATCATGCAGTGTGAGCTGTTGGTTAGCGTTCTTTGTGATGTAGTTTGGAGATCCTGCAAGAGTAACTGCATCGTGATCTCTGTCACCAACATCTACGCCGTCAACTGTGCCTGTTACTGTGATGTCGCCTGCAACCTCGAGGCTTACATTGTTTATGAGTTTTAAAGCATCCCCTGTCTGGCGTGAAACTATTGTGTTTGTTCCATCAACAACAACGGCGGTTTCGATTAAACCATCTTCTGTGCCATTCGTAACATCCGATGTCTTGCCTGTAATCTTGGCATACAACTGATTGCCACCAGTATCATTTTTGCCGTCAAATCTAATTTGCCCAAGGTAGTCTCCATCTGCAGGAGATGCGCTATCTCTCTTAAGAGACAATTCTGGAGATGCACCCGAACCAGTATCTAAGCTACAAATCTGGGTGTTGCCCTCAACATAAAAATCAGTGCCACTCCACGTAAAGTTTGCATCACCCTCAATCGTTCCGTCACCAGTCCAGACACCAACTTGGTTGTCCACTGGTGTGCCGACTTTGGTGACGTCACCACCGCCTGGTCCTCCGCCTGTTGATGCCTCCCATGCTGCATTGCCAGCGCCGTCTGATGTGAGAACGTATCCATCCACGCTTGCCTCTGCGTCTATGTCGCTGGCTGTGTGCGTGTGTGCCGTTGGCGTGCGTGCGTCGCTTGAGCTGTCGAGTGTTGCATCGCCCACAATGGCGTTGAGCTCTGCCAGCGTGTCGATGTCTGCCGATTGCAGTGCTGAGTTTGCCAGCGTGCCCTGTGCTGACGTTGCGTAGTCTGTTGCATCTGTGGTCGCCGCTGTGCCAAGTCCGAGGTTGGTGCGTGCTGTTGGGATGTCTGCTAAGTCGGAAAGGTTGGCTGTGCTGAGTAAGTCACCTGTGCCCGATACAGTTGAAGGTGCCCACTCTGTGCCGTTCCACGTTGGAATCTGCCCAACTGCTGCACCGCTCTGATTGATGTGATCCAAGTCAATGGTGGCGTATCCTGGCAATGGTGTGGTGCTTGGCACTGTGTCCGGAATCACATCTTGTGATACTGTGACAGACACTTGCAGAACTGTCTCGCCGGCAACGTCAGCCGTCGTCCAGCGAACGATCTCCATGGTTGCCTCGACGCTTGTCTCACCGTCCAGCAATGTCAGAATCTCCTCAACGTGTAAATCAAGCGTGCCTGTCTTGCCTACTCTGCTGGTGATGTTGTCAAGGTTGACGGTAATCGCGCCAACGTCTGCAAGCGATGATGCAAACTCAACATTGAAGTCTGTCGAGCTTCCTGTGATTGATACGCTGTCGGCTGTGATGCTGGCTAGTCCCTCAAGTTCGCATTTGATCGTGTCCAGCGATGCGTCAAGCGCGATGCTGTTCGTTGTCTCGCCTGCGATAGTCAGCGTATAGTTGCCAGCAAGTGCGTCAAGTATCTGCACACGCTGAAGCTCGTTGGTCGTGTTAAGCACGCCAGCGCGAATCTCTGTGATTGTTGCGCTTGCGCTTGCTAAGTCGTCGGTCAGCTCAATGTATGCGCTTGGTGTTGCGTCTGCCAAGCTACCAACGCCAACGCGTATGCTTTGCCCTGTAAGCGTGACAGCACGCCAAGGGTTGTCAGCGTCGTTATGGTTCGGCTCAACCAGTTGCACGTTGACCGTTGGTTGGTCGCCGAATACTGGTGCAGGTGGCGCGCCAGCTTCGGTGCTGTCAAAGCCCGCAACAAGTCTGCGGTTCTCGATGTCGATTATAAGGTTATAGTCCATTAGGTTGTTAAGAGTTTTTGACGGTATTCAGCCACGTTTTCAAGGATTTGTCTGGAAGATTTTTTCATATATGCCTCACCCTTTTCCCGCAATTTGTGAAGGGCGCCCCATGTGTTGCACCTGTATGTTGTGGCCTTGCGTTGCAAATAATGAAACTTGCCCCTCGAAGCCAACATTCCACGCAGAGCTGAGTCGCCCCATGCCATATCAAAGAACCATTGTGGCATTGGGAACACGTCATCCTTTTTGAAGACGATGCTTGAGTTGGCTGCAAATGAGGGTGTTGTTATGACGTCATCACCATGCCAGTCTTTTTGTGTGCGACAGTAGTTGCTCTCGAATCGTTTGTCAAAATACCCATGATACTCAATTTCTGCTTGTGTCACACTTGCAGAATAGCCCTTGTTTTTTTCAAGGAACGAAACTTGATCTTGCAACTTGTGTTTACAGTTCCAAAAGTCATCGCCGTCCATTAGTGCTATGTATTCACCTTTAGCCAATGCCAATGATCTGGAAAGGTTGTGCTTGCCTCCAATTCTCTTGCTGGAGTATGCAACACGGATATTGTCGTAAAATTTGGCATATTGCAGAGCACCGTCCAGCGTTCTGTCATCGCTCACATCGACACCAATCACAATCTCGTATTTGAAATTGGTTTTTTGCGCAAGTGCAGAGTCTATCGCGTCAGCCAGCCAACGCTGGTGATTATAGGCGATGATGACGATGCTGGCTTTCATCTTAGTAGTATTCTGTTGCGTTAGTGGTTTGAACTGTTTGAACACTTGCGACCCAGTTGATGTTCTCGCCCGTGTTACCGACCGCTTGTAGTCTTAGGCTTGTGCCTGTTGCTGATATAGTGACGTTCCATGCGGCATCGTCTTCATGTATTGCGGTAACTGTTGAAGCAAGCAACAATATGCCATTGGCGTCTTCATACTCAACTAAGCCCTCGATCTTATACCCAGCGCAGTCTTGTGTGGTGCCTCTGCGTGCAACCACTGTGCCAGTAAATGCCCATGTAGTGTCTGCTGACATTGTCATCTCTGCACTTGCCCCGTCAAGCGTCATGGTGACTGGTGTTGTGCTTGTTGTCTGGCATCGTAGAACGTAGCTGGCTGCTTGAGCGTCGCCCGCGGTAGAAAAATTGCCGTTGCGCTGAATGGTGGAGTTTGTGGTGCTTACAACGTCACCGGTGCCATTGGGTGATAGTTCCAGATTGTTATTGGATAGCGTCACAATAGCGTTACCGTTCGTGTCTAGGTCACCTCCTAGCTGTGGCGTGGTGTCGTTAATAACATCACCGCCAGCAACTGCCTGCCATGAGCAAGTGCCATCGCCGTCTTCACGTAAATACTTTGTGCCACCAGTCTCACCTGTGGAAAGAATGGCTGTGCCTTCTGGTGTGCCGCTTGGAGCGGCTACCCATGAGCAAGTATTGTCACCATCGGCTTGCAGTAGCTTGCCGACTGTTTCACCTGTTGAAAGAATCGCTGTGCCCTCTGGTGTGCCTCCACCGCTCAAGTCTGCGATGCTTTGAGCTGTTACCGTCTTGAGGTTGTCACTGTCGTCAACGTCTTGCACTAGCACCTTGTCTGTGCCCGCTACGGTGACGCCCGTGAGAGTAGCTCCGTCAAGAGCTGCTGTGACGTTGGTTTCATCTGTTACATCTGCAAGGGCTTCGATGCCGTCAAGCTTCGTCTCGTCAGCATCAGTGAACGCATTGGTGTCTGCGTTCGCTTCGTATGCCACCTTGATGCTAGCGTTGTCTAAATCCTTATTCACGACCGTCCAGTCGGCATCAGTGGCTGGGCTGTCTGTCTCTGCGATGATAACGTCGCCAATCTCGAGGGCTGTTGTCCAGTATGATGCGGCACCAGAGCCGGCAACGGTGACAGTGTAAGTGTCGCCAGTCTCGGCTGTGCCACTTGGGTCGGCACTTGCGTCGTATGCACCTTTGTATTCCATCACACTGCCAAGCCCGCTGATCTGTGTGTCAACGTATGCTTTGACAGATTGCTGGCTTGCCACCTTCTCAGCGTCGTTGGATGCCATTGTGTCGTCATCGAGGAACCAGGCATTACCCACCAGGCTGGTGTCAGCGTTGAGCGTTGTGGCTGTGCCTAAGTCGGTAATATCGCTCTCTGTGTGCGTGTGTGATGCTGCCGCGTATGATGGGAATGGTGTGGCACTTGCTGGCGTGTCTGGAATCACATCCTGCCTGCAGGTGATATTGCCTTGATAAACTGTGTCGCTGGTGCTGTTGCCTGTGTTGTATTTTACAATCTCAAGCGTCGCTGTCGTGCTTGATGCGCCTCCTAAGAGCTCAAGAAACTGATTGGTGTTGAGGTCAATGCTTCCAGTCTTGCCGATGGCTCCTGTGAGGTTGGCAACGTCAATCGTTGCTGTGCCTACGTTGCCCAAGCTGGATGCAAATTGTATGGTGAAATCTAAGCTTGAACCAGTCACTGTCACGTTGCCTGCACCGATGCCTGTGATGCCCTCGATGGCTGTGGTGATGTCTGCAAGTGATGCGTCAACTGCGATGGCTGAGCTTGTGTTGCCTCCGATTGTGATTGCCCACGTGCCAAGGTAAGGATCGCCGTCGATCTCTACGCGTTGAAGCTCGCTGGTGGTGTCTGTCACGCCGTCTCGGACGACTGTCACCGTGGCTGATGGTGCAGCGATGTCTGTGGTAAGCTCAACATATGCGGCGTTGTCAACCTCAAGAGTTATCACCTGCACCTCGTTGGTGCTTCCATCGCCCGTGGTGGCTTCGTAGATGTATGCACTGGATGCGGGGAACAGACTGTCAGTCGTTGCTGTGATAATTGCTTGATCGCCTGTGCTGTCGAATGTTACTTGATAGCCAGCTGATACTTGTGAAACAGTGCAACCACCAGCCGTCACCATTGATGCTAATGCGTTGAGTGCTGTGTCAACCTCTGCCGCTGTGGCGTTGTAGTTGAGTGCTGTCGTCGTGTCACCGCTGAAGGTAAGTGTAAATGTTCCGCTTGTAGGGTCGCCACCTGGGTTGCCTATTGCCACACGGATGCTGGAGCCTGTCAAATCAACGTAGCGCCAAGGCAGGTCGACACCCTCATCATTGCTCTCAACGAATCGCACGTTGATGTCTGGCGTGTCACCAAAGACAGCAGATTCTGGCGTGCTTGTGCGCGTGCTTAAAAAGCTCGAAACTAGGCGCTTGTTCTCAACGTCAACAATGTAGTCCATACATTAATTATGGCGATTTCAACCATTCAAAAATTAATACGTCCACGACTCAATGCCGTCTATTTGTGACGCAGCGGAAATACTGATGCTTTCTCCATTTTGCCCGGTAGCAGTTGCATTCAAGGTGCTGGCATCAGCGGATCGTGTCCCATTGCCAATCGCAACCGCTTCGCATATTACTGGATATTCATCGCTGTTCGTGGTGTTCGTCAGCGTAGTGATTGCGATATCATAGTCTGAGGATGGATTCGTCCATGGGGCACTGCGGTCAGCATCTTCGTAACCACCAATACACACAGATGTGAAATTTCCCGTGCCAGCCCCTGCCTCTGCACCTACGGGCGCAAATCTTGCATTTGCGGATTGAATATAGCCAAGCCCATAACCGATGAACTCGTCATCGAGATACATTGCCTCGAAGTCGCTCAAGTGTATAACCGTGCCAATAGTGGCGGGCCCAATAAAAAATCCACTATCTGGGTCGGATTTGAGTCGCTTAAAAGAAACCCTGCAAACCCGCTTTTTGGGTTGAATATCATCACCCTCCCAATCATCACCCCCCTTGTATATTAAATCCGTGACGATTCGCTGATAGTTGTTTGCAGGTTCTTCTGTGTCCGTGGCGGTAATAGTAGATGCACCTTTGATGGTGTGCCAGTTGTAATGCAAATCAAACATTCGCGTCCTAGAGATTCTAATGGATTCGTTTCTTTGATCTTCGGTTGGTGTTCCACTGTCTTTGTTGATCGTGCCGAGTGTTGTCCAAATGTGGAAATCATCAACATCAACGCGCGGCAAGCACCGAACGAGACCAGATCCGCGTCTAGCTATCGCAGTGAATGGTTGAGCTGTTGGCATTAATGAGGAGTGAATGTTGTTAAGTCTTGCCCGTTGTAGCATATTGGAACAACAACCAGATGAGATGTTGCCATTTGTTGAACTTCTAGCGTGGAGTCGTCCTTGTCTACGATCTTCGCCAACGGATAAAATGTCGCGGTAACAACTGCAGGGTCACCTGTTTCTTCTGTTGCCTCCCAGTCGGCGAAATCAACGCCAGCTGGTTGCACTGTAAACTTAATCGTGGCAGGGTTTCCGTCTGCTGCGTATGTGTATTTGATGCACACGACATCATTCACATCCACGGGGCTGTTCTGCCCGACGGCTTGAGCGACACCATCCACGACCTGTGTGTCGAATGCTATCTCATTGACAGATAATAATCCGTCAAAGATGCGCCCCTCGAGTATGCGTGCAGTGTAATTGCCTGCATCACTTGACAGGGAAACGCGCCAGGGGTGGGTTGTGCCTGCCTTGCTCCTGCGCCTGCGCTTTGGCGTGTGTATCGCGCCGCTTGGTGTCTGTATGATGCCGGTGGTAAGCGCTTGCCTCGGTGATCGTTTGGCGACCTCCAGCTCTACGTCTGCAAATGATCCAAGGCGAAGACCTTGAAGCGGTGAGTTTCCGTTGTATTTTTTACTAGGCATTTTTAATCGTAGATTAGTGAACTAAATCCGTCTGGCCCGCTTCCAAGATACTGCTCGGTCACTTGAAAGAAACTTCCGACTTGGCGATATGGTGTATCGAGCAAGAGGAAATTTTTCACATCGCTTGGCACTCGAAGCTGTGACGAGTTGATGCCTCTGATGTATGGATAAATCCTCATTCTGTTTTTCAATGACGGTGCTTTATCCGTCCAGTATGAAAGCGTGATATTTGTGGACGCAGACAAGTAATACTCAGTGCCTAATATCTCTGAATCTGAATCTGGATCAATAAAACCAATAAAGGCTTTGTAGTCAGCCTCACCTTCGTCTGTCACAAACTTTGCCCCGTTTAGTGGTGCATTATATGTGCCTCCTATTTTAGTTTCAAAATCCGGATGCGTCTCTATCGGCTCTTGGTTTTGCCCACCACTATATGTGATCACTGGATCTGTTGTTGATGCCACCAAGCCGAAGAATGACGCCGTTGCCGTCACCAGACCGTTGCTGTTATATGTCCTGTTGATGTCGTAGCACTCAAGCCTGTCATCATCTGGATGCGGGTCGCCTAAGTCTGGCAACGATGAAATGTATGCCTTGTCGCATCTATAAACGATCTGCCCCTCAAGCGTGCCGTCGTTCTTCTCGCTGACGCTCCTATCTGGCTGCATGATGACGTTGCCATCAATGTCTCCTTTGTCCACTCTGCTCATGATTGTCTTGTTGTTGTAAGTTTATAGTTCTGGTGTCAGTAGCACTTCCTCGCCTCTGTTTTGATTCTCAATGGCTTGCTTGATGCCCTCTAAGACGGTGGTTTGCTTCTTGTTCTCGTTAAGCATCGGATCGTTGCCAAATGATGCAACGCCACCACCGCCACCAATGGCTGCCAGTGATGATGCAATGACGCCGGCTTGTGGGTCGCCAGGTTGTAAACCTTGCTCTAGTCCTTTAATCTCTGACTTGCGTCGCTCAATGTCGAGCTCGGCTTTGTTTCTGAATATCTCATCATCTTCATCAACCTTACCATCATTGTTGGCGTCCTCGCCCAATGCTGCAAATGCTTCCTCGGCTTGTGCTAGTTCGGATTTTCTGCGTGCGAGTATTTCCTCGTCGGACATACCCATTTCTTCACGTCGTTTGCGCTCTGCTGCGATTTCGCTTTCTTGTGCCTCTGCTTCTTTAACCTTGCCTTTTGCTTTTTCTGATATGCCACCTTTTAAGCCTTTGATTTCTTTTTTGAGGTTTTCAATCTCAAGCTCCTTCTCGCTTTTTAATTTATCAGCTTTGGCCACATCAGCCTCAGACATCACATCTGTGCTGTCACGTTGTTGGGATGCAATGAGATCTTGTTCCTTTTGTGCCAACTCTTTCTCTCTGCGGGCGAGTATTTCTTTGTCAGTCATGCCAAGCTCTTCTCGCTCTTGGCTAGTCTCGGCAATGTCTTTTTTGTTTGCCTCTGTTGCCTCTTTGTCTCTTTTAATTTGCGCGTCTTTGCGCTTGATGTTTGCCTCGTCGATTATTTGCTTTTTCTCGCTTATTTCAAGCTGTTTTGCCTGCTCTTCTGTTTGTAGTTTTTCCCACTTAGTTTGCATTTGTGCAAGCTTGAGTGACTCTTCTGCGGTGGCACCATCTTTAAATAACCTCTCCCCAAGAGACGCCATCTCTGCCTCTATTTTCAACTTTTCGTTTTGTATTCTAAGAAGCTTCTCCTCGTCATCCAATATTGCCCTTATTCGTTTCTCCTGTTCAGCCTTTTGTTTTGCCTCCTCTTTGAGTATTTCTGCACGGGCCTCACTTGCTTTTTTGATTGCTTCTTTCTCTTTTTCTGGATCAGTAATACCAGAGCCTTGATCGCTTTTACCTTTTTCTTCTGGTTTGGATTTTAGTGTGTATCCCTTACCAAACTCAAAATCGTAATCTTTAGACATATCTCTAGGCAAGCTTTTTGAATCTCCCCCTGCTTGCTTGTTGAGTTTGTCAAATATGATTCCAAGCTCTTTTGCCATTTGTGCATATTTAGACATGATCTCGCCAACCATGATTTTGAATTTGTCCGTTAGATTTGTTATACCTCTTTCAGCAAACTCTAAACTATCGAGCTGCGATTGTGACAATACATTGTAGCTGGCTGCCATCTCTTTGATTTTCTCGCTCCCTAATGATGCCATCTCTCCAGCTCTGAACATTTGGTCATTTATTTCGTCCAGTCCAAACCTCGAGAGGTTGCCACCTGTCGCTTTTACTGCATCACTAAATGCATAAAATTGTTCGGTTGGTGTCATTTTCTTGACTTCCTCCATATTTAACCCAACTAAAGCAAAAACCTCGGCATATGATTTGGCGCCTAGTGCTCCGTCCGTAATCTTGACATTAAGATCTTTTATTGCGTCTCCAAGGTTTTCCGATGTGAGTCCAAACTGACCCGCGACCCTTGACAGCTTTTGGAACTCGACAGCGTTGACTCCTAGCATCTTTGCTTGCCTTGACATATTGGCGAACTCTTGCGTGATTGATCTTAAACCACTGACACCCGCAAAAGCAAACGCACCCTTAATTGCGCCACTGATGCCTGTCATCTCACCCTTGACATCATTGCCGAACTTCTTTGTGTCACCTCGCATTTTCTGCAAGGTTCTGACGTATCCCTTGCCATCGGCACGGATTTTGTAAACTACTTGGTTGTTGCTCATTTCTGTTTAGCTTTAAATTGTTTGTGCCAACGCTCGAAGTCTTGTTGGCTGAGGTTGCGTTTTGCTATTGTTACGGCTGTTTCTTCGTCAACCTCTTGCAACCGCTCTTTGATTTGTTCGTCTTCGTTCTCGTATGCGATGCGCAAGTCTGCGCCATTAAGTTCAGCTAGTGTCACGTCATACCAGCGAGCCTCTGCGATCCTCATGTTCCATGCTGCGTCAAGTGTCATGTTGCCCTTGCTTACTAGGCCTACAACGAGCGCGAACACGCTTGGAGATGACAATGATCTGCCTGTGTCGTTGTCTTCTTTCTGCCACAGCACCGGTGATGACAGTTGTGCCTCAAGCCACTCTTTCAGCTTGTCTAGCTCGCGCAGTAATATCTTTGACTTTTTCAAGCGACGATACCAGAGGCGATCTTTCCAGGTTGCATTAAGGTTGGGCGTGTGTGGCCACTGGCAACTGACGACTTTTAAGAATAAAAGCAAATCGCCCGCATTCGTTTCCTCGTCGGGAACCAATACGGGCGAGTTGAGAGCTTGTAGGATTAGGTGATGCCAAGGGCTAAGCGCATTTATCTCATAGCCGCAAACACGACTTGAGGCGCCAATGATTGCCTTGAAAAACCTGTCATCCATTCCATCGTTACACGTTCGTGATGTATTCAGTCTTCTTGATGTTATAGGTAGTCTCGCGGAAGCCGTTGTTGGTGTGGCTGTCTGCGATGCCTGTAATAAAGAATACTACGTCGGCACCGGATGCACCAGCGCCTGGGAATGTGATATTTGAGCCAGCGGTGGCTGGTGCGAATGCTGCTTGATATTGAAGTGTCACGGTGCCAGTCTCAACTGTGTCATCCATGCGCTTCTCGATCTCGTTACCTTGGAAGTTCACGACTGTCTGCACGTTGCCATATGATTTGGTTGTGCTGATGTTCGTGACGTTCGCGTTGGTAATTGTCTCGTCGGTTCCCCATACATAAACGGGTGTGCCTTTGGTAATTGCTGCCATTATATTAAATTAGGTTAAGATTAGGGTGTTTCAGCGGCGTTGCTTGTGTGGTCAACATATTCAAAATTGAAGCTCATCTCAGCGAATCCGTTGTTCGTGCTGGTTTTCGTGATCTCTGTGATATAGTAAGTCACGCCGTCGTATGTGAACTGATCCACGTTGCCTACGTCGGTCAAGTCCATTGTATTGGATGCTGTGAACTGCATTGAAGCACTTCCAGTGGTTTGCAAGTCATCCATGCGCTCATGAACGATCTGCCCGTCTTCGTTAAGAACCTGGCCTGTGTTGGCAAATTCTGAGTTAAAATTGATGGATGTGAGAACTGCGTTTGTTACTGCACCGGATTCGATGCCGAAAACATAAGTTTCTCCTTTGATTACTGCTGCCATATGAATTGAAGGTTGGTGTTATTAAGAAGCGTGATTTCAACTATTCGTCTATTTCCTGCACGACCAATGTCATTGATGCTGATCGTTGCCACATGGTGCCCTCGGTTTCATACTCTGTGCCGAAGTCGATTATTTCATGCAGATACACGCCACGAATCTTGCGCGAATCTTGACCGCTTGTTGGCGCGTTAAATTGTGTCTTCAGTCCATCCACCCAGTCGAGGCAAGTTTCCATGTCACCTGCGTATTTCTCACACTGTGATTCTGTCGTTTGCTCGCTGTCTGCGTAGAGTGTGACGTTGACCTCAGCATCACGCGCATAGAAGCCGATGATGTCCGCGTGACGCGGTGCAGACGAGCAATGCACTACGATGCAAGGTAGTTTGTCTGGAGCCTCTGAGGCGTCTCCTTTTGCGATTACAGCGCACCCTTTAAGCGCGGCATATTTCTTGAGATGTGCGACGATTGCCGTTTCGACGCTCCTGGTTGTCGGTTGTCTGATAGTTGCCATGTTACTTGGTTGTTATTTGAATCTTTTTCTATGAACCGCCTGCATTTTGCGATTAATGTCTTTCATCATGATTTTTGTGCGACTGCGCCAAATGCCGTTCATGCCCGTGCGACTAAATCCATAGTTGCCATAATGGGCGACTGTGAGTTCTGCCTTGTATCCCCTGCCTGTAACTTTGCCGAAGCCTCTTGTTCTGTGTCCCTCTCCGAATTTCCCGCTGCCTTGGGCGAACCATTTAGGCATCCCACGACCGCTTCCTTTGTGTCCTAGCATCTTAGCTGCTTTTGCCCAGCCGTGTTTTGCTGCACCAACTCTAAGCTTTTTCTTGCGTATGTATTGGTTAAGCTTTTGAACCTCAAAAACAAGTCTGACGGGTGCTGTTCCCTTCTTGTTTATCCATCTGGTATGTGCGTTGCCTCCGTCCCATTTTGACGCCTTCACATCTCTGCCTTTGTAATAGAAGCCAATGTTGGCCTTGTCTATCATGTCTTGTGCCTTCCCAACGTCCCTGCGTCTAATGTAGCTTGCAAACTTTTGTCCTGCTTTCTGTCCCCATCGCTTGCTGATCAGAGGTATAGCTGTGCGAGCTGGTTTATATATGCGGCGAATTGATGTTTCCACATCTTTCTTGTGCTTCTTGCCGACTGCCGCAGTGTCTCCATATCGCTCCGTGTATTTAGCCGCAGACACAGCAAACAGTCGCCCTTGCTGTTTGAGTATGCTCTCCACAGGTTTACCCGTCAAAGCCACAAGCTTTTCAATGTTACGACTGAAAGCGTTGAGTGTGTCTTGCTCGACTTCGATGGATACGTCCATTAGTCCTCGATTCTATTTGGCTCAATCAGCGTGACGGTTGTCATTGCTCGCCCGCGTTGGAATCTGTCGATTTTCCAGCTTCGGCGTTGCGCTTTAACTGCCATGCCCTTTTTTAGTTTGAGCTTGTCGACTGTCGGGAACTGATACTCAATCTCCCTTTCTTCTCGACTGCCTCCCATTAGCTCTCGGTCGTGATCAACTTCAGCCGGTATAGCTGAAATCTTCTCGCTTCCGATTGTGATATACTCGGCACCTAATTTGCCTAATACGTTGCCCATTACGGCTTTGACTTTGTTTTGGATGTTCATGATGATTATAATAAAAGCGGGAGGCCCAGTTAAGAACCTCCCGCTCTGGGTTATGCTATGAAACAACAAATATAGTTATTCAGAAGCTTTTTTCTTAGCCTTTTTTTTAGGCTTTGCAGGTGCCAGCTCTTGCTTGAACAATCGGCCACGGCGGTCGCACAATTCGATGGTGTCAAAGTCTGTATCCCTCCGCAGGGTTTCAAACTGTTTCTCCATGTCCTCGGGACTACCTTCAGCCGCCAGGATGCGGTTGCCGTCTTTGTTCTTTACGATAAGCATGGTTGTCTGCGGTGATTATTTCTTTGCCTTCTTGCTCGCCTTCTTGGCGGCTTTCTTGGCAATAGGTTTTGCGAATCTGCGGTGCCTGATTCTGCCCTGGTGCTTGTCGACGACCTCGACCAATTCGAAGCCGTCGTCAGCACTTACATCTTTGAACTGTCTGCGGATTTCCACAGGCTGACCGGATGCGATCAGCGTCCTCTCAGCACCATTGGTGCCGATTAATAGTGAGTAGCTCGCCATTGTATTATGCAGTTAAGGGTTAAGCAGATACCAAACGCTTGATTCCAGCTGCGAGGCCAGTCTCGTATCCGTAGTTGGTTTCGATGACAATGCGGCGGTTGCCGTAGTCCTCTGAATACCAGTCACGTAGTCCGAGTGTCTGTCCACCTTCGCCAACGAGTGACTCAGCGCGGGAATACTTGTTGCCACCTTGTGGTGCGACATAACGGAAAGCAGATGCGATGCCGTTGCCGTCGGTAGCAAATCCAACAAGGTTCTCACCGTTGTCTGGGATTACGTTGGACATGATGATCTTGAAGCCGTGAAGCATTGGGATGTCACCGCTCTGAATGGCGTTGTAGCCATATCCGCTGGTGTCCTTGATTGCTCCAGCCTTGCGAAGTGCAGTGATGTAAGCAGGTGAAAGAACGAGGTAACGATCTTCTGGATTCCAGTCTGCGCTGTCGCAGTCTTCTGCAACGTCAGCAACATCATCTTCGTCGAATGTTGATGCAAGGCCAGTGAAGGAAGCAGCGCCGAAGTTGGCGTTGGTGACTTCGCTCCAGATGTCTTGAAGAACAGTCTTGGCAAGTAGGTTGCCCTTACGAACGCCGTAACGCTCAAGCACAAGTGCTGAGCTGTTCTCGACTTCGATGTCGTCTGCGCCCATAGAAACATACTTGTGATTGCTAAGAACAACCTCAACGGCGTCTGAATCAATGTCTTGAACGGTGTATGCACCACCGACTGCTTTGTCGAGTGCTGCGTCGATAGCTGAGTTCAAACGAGGAACGCTTACGCGGTCGCCTGGGTTAGCTGCGGAGTCGCTGAAGTCTGTCGCAAAAGCGGCAAGTGGAGCGATTGTCTGGGTGTAGCCTTGCAAGACGGAACGTGCGATGATGTCGTCTTGGATGCCTGTTGTGCTATTAGCCATAATGTATTAGGTATTAGTTGTTAAGGTTAAGCAATGCGCCTTTGTTCTCATTCCAGAACTCAGTTGCTTGCTTGGGATTGGTTGATTGCAGTTTACGATACTGCGCGAAAATGTCAGTTTCTTCGTCGCTCTCTGCGACGGCTACTGGCTCAGAAACTCCTAGCTCTTGCATACGTGCAAGTGCGGCGTTGCTGACCTTCTCATCGAAGTCGACTTGTGCCTCTTTGCTTGCTTCAAGCTCGGCGGCAACTTCAGCTTTTTCAGCTTCAAGTAATGCGCTAGCGGCTTTGCTTTCCTCAAGCTCGGCTGTCAATGTTTCGATGCTGGCAGAAAGCTCTGCCAAGTTGGCGGTGATGTCCTTGATGTCACCTTCGCGTTGAGCAACAAGCTCAGATAGCTCGGTGTTCTCGGTTGTGGCAGCCTCAAGACGTTCCTTCATTTCGTTGTCTGTATTAAAGATCTTCATGGATGTTGGTCTGTATAGTTACGTTAATTATTGCGATTTCAACTTACTGCTGCCAATAGGATGTTATATGCACCCGCTTGACTGCCGATTGCATCAACTAAACCAAGCTCGCCGGCACGTGTGCCGTGATACCATCCAGCGCGGAAAACCTCGCTATCAATGTTCGGGCGGTTAGCTGATACGTGTTGTTGAAATTCTTCGCCGATGCGGTTTGTCTCCTCTTGCAGGAACTCGCGCTGGCTGTCGGTCATCGGTGTGTCTCTGAATGTGCCCTTTAAGTCTGCACCCTCGTTTGTCATGACCTCATGGCTGTATCCGATTGACTCCATGAACGCGCTGTCGTCATACCATGAGAGAACGGTTCCAATGTTGCCAACGTCTGCGCTTGGGCTTGCAACGATGTTGTCTGCGCTTGCCGATAGGTGGTAAGCTGCTGAACAGCTCATGCCGTCACAGTATGCAACTGTTGGCACTGCACTGCTAGCAATCGCTTCGCTGGCTTCCTCTAAACCCGCGACCGTGCCACCAGGTGAGTCGATATTAAACATGATTGCCTTGGCGTCTTGTGCTTCGGCGATCTCTTTGCGCAATGTGCGATAATCGGTTGAGCCAATCATCTCATAAATTGGCGCGGCATTGTCTAGCAATGATCCCTTGATATCAATGTGAGCGATGCCGTTGTCGTCAATCGTCATGCTTCGACGTGTAACGAAAAAGTCGTCCATGTTCATGTTATTGTGTGCCATCTTGATGCTGTTAAGCAATGCACACATTCCTGGCTTGGTTATCGCCCAAGCTCCGCGCAAGAATGCGCTGTTATTCGTTGGAATCATTATTGTTTGTTTGTTCGGTGTTTGATGCAACTGGTGGCTCTGAGCTACCAGAAACTAGCGTGATGGGTCGTCTAAATCCTTTGTCTTCAGTCCATGCGCCAATAACTGCTTCAGACATTGGTGGTAAGCCCCCCTCTGATCTGAAGACATCTTCGTCGTCTTTCGATGGTGTGATTGCGCCAGCTCTTACCGCGACGCCATAAGCGTCAAACTTGGCTTTCAGCGTCTCGAAGTTAGAGTCGTTATTTGCAACAACATCTCCGTCCTCGTCTGTCTCGCCGTCTTGTGCTGGCGATGATGCGTTGGCTTGCTCGTTTGGTGTCAGCATTTGCATTTCCCTGTCGTCGATCTCAACGCCGAACTTTGCTTCCATTTCTTCTTTGATTGATTTGCGCTCAATGATCTCCATACAACGCTCGCGAATATGCTCGCTGTGCGTCTTGCCCTTCTCTTGCAAGATGCCTGTCATATTTATAGCGCCCAACTTGTATTCATCCGCTTGCGTTTTGGAGTCGTTGCGCGGGTCGATTGACAGCTTTGGAGGCATTGTAAAATCAAACTTATACCAGTCGTCGGATGCGGGTAGCAATCCAAGCTTGATGGCTTTGGATAGCGCCCAGCCTACGATGCGACGTGCTGGCTTGCGTAGAACGTCTTGACGTGCCTCGACGCTGGCGCGGGCGCGTGCTTGTATGTTGCGAATGGTTGTGCCTGTGACGTTCTCAGCTTTCCACACAAGCTCGACGGGCCATGGTATGCCTGCGAGTGCTTCGCGTATGATACGATCTTGGAAACGATCCCATAAGTCGCCTGGGCGTGAGTGGTCTATTGTTTCGAGCTTGCTTCCACTGTTGCTCTTAAAGTGGCGAACCATGCCCCCAGAATAAGATTGTATTGCTAGCCTGTTGTCGTCTGTGACTTCGCCTGTGAGTGATACGGATGGATCATCCAAGTCGATGCCACCTGTCTCTGAATATTCAATGAGTGCATGACTAGAAACCATCATCTGTGCCATGAGCTCCCATTCTTGAGATGTCTTGGCTTTGCGTAGTTCGTGAATGGCGTGGCTGAGTGCTGGAATGCCTCGGCTCTGGTTGTGCCATTGTGGGTCAGCAATATGCACCATGTCTTGTGCGTCGATGTATCTGTCGCCCTTTGCTTCGTCGCCTAGCACGCAATAGCCAACAGGTGAACCGTTGCGGTTCTCAATGACTCCATTGCATATGCGATTGCCACGATACGGGCCAACAATAAGAATGTCATCCTTGACGCTTGATTGACGTGTGCCAACTCTGTGCGCCGGTATGTGCTGAATTTGTGGGTAGCCTGTCTTCGTCTCAGTCAGTAAAACAAAAACGTCGCCGTCTCTGTCGATGGCAATGCTGTCGAGGTGTAAAAGTTTTCTAAAGTCAAAGAGCGAACCTTGCACAGAGCAAACGCTAAACCAGCTTTGTAGCCATTCTTTTGCTGCGTCTCCGAACTCGTTGTCAACTCCTTTGAACTCTGGCTCCCATGCGCGTCCGACTACGCCGTCGGCTTTCTGCATGATGGCACCGCGTGGCACTCCAAAGTTGGAAAATATAACGCGCGACTGTGACATCGTTGCACGATGATCGTTCTGCGTAAATAGCTCATCAAGATCGCGTGAGAAGTCGGGCATCCATGGTGCTCCGCGTGTGTATCTGTCGCTACTGCTTACTAGCTTGCGCTGGTATTCTGTCGGGCGTCCGTTGCTGTCTAGTATCTGCATAACTTAGAATTGTCCGTAACTGCGACCAAGGCTTGTGATGTTGTTCTCGATCATGTGTAAAGCTCTGTCGAGTGCGCTTGCCCATTCGGCAACGGTCATGTTTGCCATCTGTGAGAATGACGCTCCATTGGCTGAGCCGCTCACAACATCGCCACCCTTGTTCTGGGCGATCTCCTCAATGGCTTCGTCAAGCCATGTTTCGAGTTGAGCCTTGTTTGCATCACTGCGGGCGCCATAACGCCTAAGTGTGCCGATGAATCCATTTGCAATCGCCATTATAAATGATAGTCATTTCAACTACTCCTCCTCGACGTGTGCATCAAATGCAAATACTTTGTAAATAGCGGCGGCTATGATCTGCATTGTCTCACAATCCCAAAGGTGGTTTCCCACCCATGTCTTGCTTACCTTGTATCGCCATTTGCCTGGTGAAACTTCCACCTTGCGCTCGTTCTCCATCTGTTTGCGATATTCCTCGCGGTGGTTTGCTGGTATCTGCCAGCCTGCACCCTCGCCTCGCATCAATGCTGATAGCGTATCTTTTGCAAGTAAGTTTGAGAATTTACAATATTTATAATAAAGCCCTGCCGTTGTTCTAGCACGTTGAATTGAGCTGAATGGTTTCATTACTCGACGCTTGCCAACCTTGGAGGCGTAGCCGTTTGATTCCTCACCAAGCAAACAGTTCCACGGATTGGGATCGTTGGGCGTTTGTGATTTGCGACACTCAAGCGCGACTGTCTCGGGCCTGTATCCACGGTCAACAAAAACGCACCGATTAGGCACCTTCATTCTATCGCGTAGCATTCGCAATCCTTCCCACTCATCAATCTTGCCCTCGTAAAGCAAACGACTCTTGCCCTCGATGCTCCATGCTCTGATAACTGCCCAGAAGTGATCTTGCTGGACGTCAACTGTCATAAAGCGGAAGTTTTCTTCCTCCCACTTCTCACCGTTGAAATACTCCTTGAGCTGGTATGCGTCGGTCGCTCCCTTCAAGCTCACCGTCTCACTCGGCTCCACCCATGACTGCGCCAGTCGCTTCTGGATGAACTGCCGCAATGGTGCCATGTTGAGTCGCTTGCGTGCGTCCTGTGCTGTGATCCATTCCATGACCAACTTGCTCCAGTCAATCCACCAGACTGCCATTGCTGGGTAGGTTGCTGCGATGCGTCCTGGCTTGGCGTTATTGTTGCGGCTGATG